GAATATTATTCAAAAAACCAAAATTATTAAAACTAAATCAATAAATTAAAAATTAAAGAATAAAATAATAATTTTTAATTAAAAACCAAAATTATTAAAACTAAATCAATAAAAAAAATTTAAGATAAAAACACATTAAATAAATATAATGATATTAGAAATAAATAAGGATAATATAAATTTTTTCAAGTATATAAAAGAGGAGATTGAATTATATTTAGAAAAGAAAAAAAGGAGTATAGAAGAAGTGAAAATAAGAGTAGAATATGATACTAAATTTTTTGATAAAAGGATAAAAGAATATATAACAGATATAACCTATATGGAGAGTTGTATGTATGAATATGCTTTAGATGAAGAAGGAAAGAAAACAATAATAGAAGGAGATAGTGGAATAATAAAAATAATGATAGATAATAAATATTATGAATTTAGGTTAAGTGAGCAAATGTTAAATTATAATAGAAGAGAATTAAGAGAATATGAAATAACAGAAGAAGAATTTAATAAAAATTAAAAATTAAAAATTAAAAAATAATCCTATATCACTATTAACATATTCAATAACATCTTTTAATAATTTACTCGTCAGTTGTCTATATCTTAATATTCACATAAACATTTTTAATGCTTTAAAATATTTTCCCTCTCTCATCTTATCATAAACTAAATCCACAAATACTACACGCTTATTTAGTTTTTATAAAAACTAAATAAGCATTGTAAAGCATAACCTTGATTATGCTTTATAACGTTCACCTTTTTTTCGTCGAATATCATTAAATCAACTCCTATTATTTCTTTCTCTTCTACATATGCAAAATCTATTTTTATTTTATCTATCTTATCCATCTTTAATTCATCTACATTTTTGTATTTTTTGGTTTTATTTTTGTACCATCCTTTTATATCTAATAAAATAAAATTATCAGCATTATCTATATCTTTAATAAAATTTTTTACATCCTCATCAAATGCTTTTACTATAATATCTATATCTATATCATTATAATTTTTAACTCTTGTATCACTAGCAGAACCTAATAATGAACTATTATAACCATACTTTTTTATTATAGTATCTAGTGCTTTTATTGACATTATAAATTATTTAATTAATTTAAATTTATATTATAATATTTATATTATATGAATAATATATCAGGCGTTAAGCGTGGAAGAGGTAGACCCCCGAAAGTTGGTGGTCGTAGTGTTGATAAAATGGAGGATGTTAATTATTTAAAAAAATTAATTAAAAAATTTGAGGATAGAGACAGCATATTCGTTAATCCATTAAATACTGTTGATTTAAAAAATATAAACACATTATTATTAAATTTAGATATTGAATGTGAAACAAACGAAACAGATGATGTTACTGAATTGCAAAAATGTTTATTACAAAAAATATTTATTACATATACCAAATATTTTATAAATGAAATAACAAAGGATTAATATTAACTAAAAATTTGATTTAAATATAATAATTATATTATTATTATATTTATTTAATGGATGATGCTGTTAAAAGATTAGATAAAAAAATTAAATAGAATTTTTAATAAGATAATCAGTGATAACGAGATTAGAGTAATAATTGGAGATAATGATTTGAAGGATATTAGGATAATAATCGAAAAGATACATAATATAAGAAACAGAGCCAAATCTAACAAGGAAGAAGAAGATGGAATAAAAGCAATTAGGTTTTTTATGATTAGAGACATAATTATTATCAATAAGAATTTTAAGAATAAAACTGATAAAAGCGACAGAAGAAGAGATGAGAATTTTATATTTGAAATCATAAAAGTGTGGAGTATGATTAGCAAAAAATAGGAAATTAAGAATAAAATACAAAGAAATGCCGAAAGCGATGAGGAGAATAGAGACGAAAAGACCAGTAAGAAGATTTCTAAAAAGTAGGAAATTTTTATTAGAATAAATTCGATAATGTTCATTAGCGGAATTTATGATACCTAAAATAAGGAAAAAGAATTGAATGATAAGATTACCAGCATTAAGTAGAATATAATAACTAATAACGATATAAACAGAATGAAGATACCAAGGATAGAAAATAACACCAATTCTATAAATAGATTGATAAATATAATTGGTGATAGTTAGATTTTGAGATGTTAAAAGATTATTATGATTATAAAGAGCAAAAAAGATAAAGGAAATATTAACAAGATTAAAAAATATTTCAACAATAGTAAGCCAGAAAACAAGTCCAGAAGAACTAGAAAGAAAATCAATAAATGAAATACAGTTAATACCGAATTGTATGACAGTTAAAAGGAAAATACCAAATAAAGTTTTTTTTCTTCTAATCATATGATCATTTAATTTAGTAGAAATTTCAATCATATTATATTGTATATTTCTGTAAGTTCTATTAGATGGATTAAGAACAACTCCATATTCAATATCATCCATTTTAGTCATCATTTGTATATTATTTATATATATATATATATATCAATATATTTAAAAAAGCAATTTTTTATAAAAAAAGTAAAAATGAGCTTAAAAGATAATTTTATCAATAAAAATTGAAAAATAAATATAATAATATATAAATTATATATAAAATGGATAAGAAGAAGGCATTTAATGAGTTATTCAAAAATAATAAGAATAGTAAAGTGATAAGTAATTATAGTAATACACCAGCAATAATTAATAAAAATGAGGAAGTGAAAGTGATAATAAATAATGTAAATAATGAGAAAGCGATATATGTATATGAATATAGAGATGGATATGCAAGAAGAATAAAAATAAATGATGCTCCAGATGAGGAATGGTAAATAAAATTTATATAAAAAAATAGAAATATATAAATATAGAATAATGGAAAAAATAAATAAACAAACATTTACTTTAACTTATGGAAATTGTGCTGAAAATCATAAATCAATGGAAATAATTGGCAAAAAATTAGAATATGGATTAAAAAAAGGAGATTTAGAAAAAGCAAAAAAATATTTTGAAAACTTAAAATATAAATGCGAACTTATAGAACTACATAAGATTATAAATATTACTGATGAAGCTTATCTATTAATTGTAAGGAATGGAGTAGATGCCATATTAGGAGAAAATAAAAAAGATGAATTATATTTAGAGCAAGATAAATTAGAAAAAGACAGTAAAGCATTTATGTATGGAAGAGTAGTAAATAAAAAAGCGAGACATAATTTATGTTTTAGTGATTATGAACAAAAAGCAGATTATGAAAATAAAAAAGGAACAGTTGTAAATTTCAAAGATGTAAAATATACGAATATAATAAGAAATAAAATATATGAGATATTAAATAATGAAATAGTGAAAGATTTACAATGTGAAGGAAATTATTATTATGATGTAGAAAAGACATATATAGGATTTCATGGAGATACAGAAAGAGAAATAGTAATAGCAGTAAGACTAGGTGCTGATTTTCCATTATATTATCAATGGTATAAAGATAGTAAAAAAGTAGGTGATTTATATGAATGTATATTAAAACACGGAGATATATATTTTATGTCCGAAAAAGCAGTAGGAACAGATTGGAAGAAATCAAGCAAATATACATTAAGACACGCCACAGGAAGTAAAAAAATGCTTAATTTATAAATTATGATTTTCTAATAAGGATATTGACAGTAATAAAATAGTGAAGAGAATAAGAAATAAAAAATTTTCGAGAGATGAGTTTATAGTTAGTAAGAAGTTTAATTTTTTTCCAGAAATCATTATGATGACAATTAATAATGATAATTTTTTTGGTAGTAAGAGTATTAATTTTAATCATAAGATTATGATTAAGATTACTTAAATTAATAATAGTGATATCGGGAGTAAATTTAATTTTTTTAATAGTATTATAATCAACAAGATTATTAAAAATAGTTTTAGATTTGTAGAAAGAAGAATTAAAAGTGCAATCGTCAAAAATAGATTTAGAATTAGTTAAATGGAAGATATTAGTAAATTGAGAGAGTAAAGCATAAATATAACTTTCACCACCAATACAAAGAATATTATTATAATGACTATCAGAACTAATAAGATTAAAAACATAATAACGCAAATCCTTGGCAATAATCATATTATTTTGTTGAAATGACAAAGGATTAATAAAAATAATACTATCAAGAAACTTAATAGGGATAATAATATTGTTAAATCTAATTTTTAATCTATAATCAAGTTGAAGAACTTTAATAATTTTATCTTTGTATTTAATAATATCAAACGCAGATAATATAGGATGAATATAAATACAAGACAATGAAGAATATGGGATTTTAATAAGCATTGTTTTGTTTAATAATTAAACCATTAAATAATGCAATTTTTATGATATTAAAAAATTGAAAAAAGTGATAGTTAAGGGGAGAAATAAAGAAAGGATGGAGATAATATCATTAGGTGGAAATTGTAGTGTAGCATATCAATTAAATAAATTAGGATTAAGGAAAAAAGCATATCCATTTGATTGGTGTGATATTAAAATTAATCAATTGATAACAGTATTAAATGAAGATTTCAAAGATTTTGATGAAATAAATATAGTAAAGAAATCGGAAAGACATTTATTAATAGAAGATAAAGAAGAAGAGACAGAACCAACATATATAATAAAAAATAAGTATAATGTGAGAATGGCACATGAGATGATAAGAGAGGAAGACATAGAAGAGATGAGAGAGAAGATAAGAAGAAGAATAGAAAGATTTAGGGAGATAAAGGAGGCGATATTTGTGAGAGTGGAGACGAGGAGAGAAGACAGAAAGAAATATGAGGAGATGATAAGATGGATAGATGGAAGATATGAGAAATATAGAATAATAGTGGTGAGTATGGGAGAGAGACCGGAATTAGAGTGGATGACAGAAGAAAGGAGAGGATGGATAAGGTGGATAAAAATAGAAGGATATAGTGAAGATTGGAAGAGGGAAGATTTAGATTGGAAGAAAATATTTATATAAAAAGTTGAAAAAAAATAAATATTATAATACTAAATATAGAAAATATAAATGGAAAGAGAAGAAAGAGAAGAAAGAGAAAGAGAGATAAGAAGAAGAAAACGAGAATATAAGAGAAGACTAAAAGAGATAGATGAAGTGGTAAAGGAAAATATAAAAAATAATCAAAAAGAATATTTAATAAAATACATAGATAGTATATTCAGAGCGAAAGAAGCAAAAGATAGATATGAAGAAATGATAAGAAAATAAAAAATTGAAAAATAATTTATATAGAAATAAGAAATGACTTGATGAGATAATAAGTTTAAAAACAAAAAATAAAAGAAAAAAAAATAATATAGGATGATATATAAAGAAGTAATATTTTATTATGAAAAAGGAGAAAAAAATACAAATATATGCTATAATAAAGAAACAGAAGAAATAATAGAAATAAAGATGATAAATAAGAGAGATAAAAAAGAAAATGATGAAATAAAAGAAAGAAGTAAAAAAGTAGAATGTAAAAAAATAAGTGAAAAATGTTTATTATTTATATCAGAAAATCAAAATAATAATAATTATTACATGACAGATATGATTTATATGTTAAATTTTTATAAAAAAGAAATGTATATATGTATACAAAAAAATGCAAAAAATGAAATAATAGAATATTTAAAAAATTTAGAAATAATAGATGAATCAAAAATAATAATATTAGAGGAAAATATAAGATATGAGATAGAAGAAATAAAAATATGTAATGAACAAATAAAAACAAATAAAAAAATAGAATTAATGAAAAATATGAATAAAAAATTAAAGATAAAAAGATTAGAATATTATCCAGAAAAAATATTTATATTAAGTGAGAATATAAATATGAAATTAAAAAATAGTAATGAAATAATAGAAATGATGAGAGATAGAGGATATTATATATTAAATAATAATATAGATTTAGAAATAAAAAATAATATGTTAAAAAAATGTAAAAAATTAGTATGTGAATTAGGAAATGGATGTAATAATATATTTTATTTAGAAAAAGAAACAAGTGTAAAAATATTAACAAATTCAAGTATAATTAATAAATATTTATTTTATAATAATGTATTAAATTTAGAAATTGAAGAAATTCATGGTAAAATAATAAATAAAAATAATCAAAAAATAGAATGGATTATTAATCAAAAATTAATAAATGAAAAAATTTTATAATAAAAAAATTGAAAAATAATTTATATAGAAATAAGAAATATATGGAATATTTCAATAATCAGTATATAAATATAGAAGGCAAAAATATAGATGAAATACTAGATAAATGTAAAAAGATAAAAGTAAAATATAATAATAGTAATAAAAATATAGAAGATTTAGAGATAAA